GTCACCGTGGCGTACCAAGAAACCGTCATCGTTGGTTGCGGCAGGATCGCCGAGCACGAGCGGCGGCGACGGCGGCGCGGCGGCGCGGCGCGGCGGCGGCGCCGAGCTCGCCGGCGGCTCGAGCGGGTCCAGCCGGAAGAGCGGAGCCGGACGCGAGCGAGCGAGCGCGGCATCACGCTCGCGCTTGCGCAGGGTGGCGCCACCCTCACCGGCTCGCGCTTGCCGATTGCCCACGCTCTCGGCGCGAGCACGGTTACCGCGCCGCACGTTGCACGCATTGTGAGCTATGCGCAGGAGCTCGGGCGGTGGACAGAGCTCGCCACCAGACTCGAGCGGCACCAGGTGGTCCACCGTCTTTGCCCACGGACCACGCGCCTCGAATACGTCAGAGCCACAGAGGTGACAGACCGGCTCGAGTTGGTCGATCACCTTGGCTCGGTAGTCGGTCCACTCCCGAGTCTGTTGCGGCTTGCGTGCGGGCGGCATGGCTACCAGGGTCGGTGCTCGAGCTCCACGAGCTCGCCCGGCTCGAGCGTCCACCAGCCGCCGCCCACGAGCTCGAGCCGCACCACGCCCGGACGGATAGCGACCGAGACCGCTTGACCACGCGAGCCGTCCGCTCGGCAGAGCACGTCACCGATATGCACGTTACGAGCCATCAGGTAGCGGGGTTGCGGTGCGAGCACCACGCCACAAGGGTAGCGCTCGCTCCGGCGAGCTCGGTGCTTCGCTGCCGACTCGAGCCGCCGCTAGGCGGCGTTCGCTCTTGTCACTCTGACCGCCGCCCGCACCTCCCCCCACTGTCTCTTGCCCCTCGTTCCTCGGCGTTCGGTGGGGGAGCGGTGCGCCCACGGTGCGGCATAGCGTTTTGTTTCAAACGCTATCAGCACCTAGCATGATCCGAGCATTCGCTAACCCCTCTTTGCCAATCATCCCGCTTGCTCGGGATTGGTTGGCTATCGCTCGGAGCGAGCCCGCCCACCCTCGTGAGGTGGGAGCCGCAACCGGGGACACGCCCGCTACCCGTTAGCGCCGGTTCGTCCCTAGCGGTCACTCGAGCTCACCGCCGCCGCTCGCTTGGCTCTCAGATCGCAGATACCCGCGCCCCGAGCTCTCGAGCCCGCCTCTAGTCGGCAGCGTTGCTACGCTTGCGCTACCCGCTAGGCGGCTCCCTTCGGGGTCTAGAGCTCGGCATTCCGCCGCCTGTATACACCGCCGGCCGGACGAATCCTCGCTTGAGGCGCGTCCGGCCGGCGGGGTAGACTGAGAGCATGGCGAGCACCGAGACCGAGCTCCGCGAGATACGAGCCGAGCTCAGAGCGCTCCGCGTGGCACTCGAGCGCGCTACCAGTGACGAGCGGCGAGCCTATCCGCCGGGACCCCGCATCACCGGCTTTCGTGAGGTGCGTGGCACGCATGGCGTGGACTACGTGCCGGACCCTCGAGGGACAGCGATTCCGCCGTGGTGGTGAGCGCTCGGCTCCGCGAGCTCTTCGGTAGGGACGCCGAGGTGATCCAATGGCTCGCCGAGGGTGGCTGGTGGTTTGATCCGATAGCGGTGAGGCTGGACGAGCCGCTCGGCGCGTGGCGGAACGGACGCGGCGACCACGCTAGGGATAGCGGGGAAGCGCTCGCGTGCGAGCTCGCGTGGCTCGGTGAGCGCGTGGCGAGCGGTGAGCGTATGGGCGGCGTGCTTACCTTGCCGCTCGAGCTCGAGCCGGAGAATCGCTCTCAGAGCGTCTAGGCGCCGGCGCCGGTGCCCCCTGCCAAGAGCCCACCGGCGCCGGCACGCTTCGGAGCCGCGCCGCTTCACGATGGCGCCTCGAGCTCGAGGCGGGGACCGACCGGCGGCGGCGGCTCGAATAGGCGCGGCTGGTCATCGCTCAAGAGCGTGTAGGCGCGTCCGTAGGTGCAGGGACAGCGGAGCCCGAGCTCGCACCAGCGACAGCACCAGCCGGACGCGCCGGCGGCGGCGCCGCATCCCCTACAGGTAGCGTGCTCGAGCTCGAGCTCGCCGCTCATGGTGTCTGCCATCGGCGGCGTGCGAGCTCGTGCGCGGCGTTCGTCACCTCGGCGCCGGCGGCGCCGGTGCGGGCGGCGCGGAGGATGGCGCCGGCGCCTCGCTCCGAGGTGGGATGGCACGCCCAACAGTAGGCGTCCCTCGGATCGGCGCGGCTCGAGAGTAGACAGCGGCAGCGTGCGCACCGCCGCGAGCTCGAGCTCGAGCTCGCACGGATGAGCGAGAGCGTGCTCACTCGAGGTAGCGGCGAGCGCCGATATCATGCCGCCGGCCGGAGGTCCAATAGGCGGCATAGGTGGTGATGGTGGGCGGCGTGGAGCCGAACGTAAAGAGCCGGCTCGCGTCTAGCATCATCACCACGTGAGCGGCGATGCCGCCGCCCTGGTCACCGTAAAACACGCAATCCCCGGCTTGCAGGCTCGAGCCGAGCTCGTGCCGGCTCCCTCGCTCTTGCATGGTGCCGGTGTAGCCTTGCCCGTCAAACTCGCGGCCGGAGGGGTCAGGACCGCCGGCGAGCTTATACAGGTGATGAATGCTCCCCGAGCAATCGTTTCGGAGCGGCGTGCGAGCCGGCACGTCCGCTTGGTAGGGACGTGCCTGCACATACGAGCCACCCTCGCGTGCGTACCACTCGGCGTGCGTGACGAGCTCGGAGCGCACGCTCGCGCTCGAGCCGCCCGGCGCCTCGAGCGCGAGCTCGCGTGCATAGGCATCAGCGAATCCGTAGGCGGACTCCCACACCGATTGAGAGCAACGCTCCCCGTCACCCTCGAGGTCGGCTATCTCGAGAAAGAGCTCGAGGTCCGCCACCACGCCATCGCCATAGGTGCGATTCCTGGTGTTCACGCTCTCACCCTCGAGCGAGCGCCAGAGCATTTGCTGAAGCGCTCGCACGCGGTCACCGCTCATGCCTTGCCAGAGTGCTCCCTCAGGGAGCGCCGGCGCCGCACCGATCTTGCTCTTGAAATACAGAGAGCGCCCGTAGGCGTCCATCGCCGGCCAGAGCGAGTCAAGCGTAGGTTGCCCGGTGTTTCCAGTGTCGGCGATCCCCGCGAGCCGTTGCCACGCTTGGATATCAGCGATGGTGTGCTCCCCGTACACACCGTTACGAGCGTTGCGGGGAGTGACGCCATCCTCGGTGAGAGCCGCCCACACCGCGCGCTGGACCGCCTGCACGTCCTTGCCTTGCTCGCCGCCTTTGAGTCCCCGCTTGAGTGCCGGCACCTCACACCTCGCGTGGCTCGGGCGGCGGCGCCATCGTATCCGTCCCCTCGTCACCGTCCGCCGGCGGATAGTCCGTGGTCGGCGGCGGCTCGGGGTCAGGGGATGGCACGTCCGGCGCCTCGCGTGGCTCGCCGGCGGCTACGCGCTCGAGCTCGCGCTCGAGCTCGCGGTCAGACTCGCTCATTCCCTCCCCCCTATCCAGCGTGCGAACCACGAGCGGAAGCACGCTCGGTGGCGTACCGAGCGGAGCGGTCCCACACCGTTGCGCCAGAGCATTTCACGGACGGCGGTTTGCCACGGGTAGACGCGCCGCCCGCACTCTGCGCACCGCCTCACCGCTCGTCGCCTCGCTCGCGGGCGGCGAGCCCTCGAGGGTCATAGCTGATGCCGGTGAGCGAGAGCCACGATGCATCGGGGATCGGACCGACGCAATTGAATGCTCCGTTTGTGTAGAGCTCCACGCGGCATGGTGCGGTGCCGGCGCAGAGTTGCCCCCAAAAGAGGTTACCGTCCACGCACGGCGGCAGGATTGCCATTTGGAGGTTGCTTGTCGGTCCCGAGAATTGGAGCACACCTCGGACGTGGACGAGACCGTGGCAGTCGATGGCGTATGCGGGCGGAGCGTAGGCGCCACCGATTGGTGCTCCGCTCAGGAGCGGCAGCGGTCGCCACGCGAGCGTGCCGATTACCTCGGCGAGCTCGAGCGAGACCGCCGGATAGTCCACCAGCACGTCCGCCGGTTCCACGAAGGGGATGCCGCTCGAGGTGTGATCCACTAGAGCTCCAAATCGTCGGCGGAGTAGGCTTGCTGCCACTCGCACGCGGGGTCCACGTCTTGCCATGCGAGCTCGGGCGGCGCCGACTCCCACGCGAGCGTGAGACCGGAGCGAGCGGGGTCAGAGAGCGCGAGCTCGGTTGTCCACTCGTCCCCCACCAGCCGTTCAGCCCACCCCTCGAGCGCGGCGCCGAAACTCGAGCCGACCGGCGACCCTGGTGGGAGCTCTACCAGCGTCACCAGCATTCCGGTACGGAGCCCGGTGGGGAGCCCGAGCAAGGTTACGCGGTCCACCAGCCACCTCGGAGCGGCGAGGCGCGTCACCAGTTGGAGTCCCCTGGTGTCGGCGTCAACACTGGTGGCAAAGGTGGTAGCGAGCTCGGTGGAGCGCTCGCCATAGGTGTTGACGCTTTGTGCGTTGCGAGTGCTCGTGGTGGCGGAGTCCTCGAGGGGTCCGTAGGCGACCACCGCGAGATTCACCACGTCTAGCGCTTGCCGCCACTCGGGTGCGAACGCCACGAGCTCGGGTGCGAGCTCGAGCGAGACCGCCGCCGCGTGGCGAGCCGAGAGGGGTTGCAAGAGGATGGAACCGTCCGGCATGTCACAGATACAGGCGGCGCCGGTGGTCGCCAAATCCTCGAGCATGGCGTTTACGGTGGTCTCCCCGGCGCCGCGAGCCGCCATCATCACCTGGTCACTCGCCGGCGGCGCGTCCACCTGGTAGGCGGTCCAACCGGCTTCGGCCATGATCCTCGAGGCGCGGTCCTGCCAGAGCTCCGCCGGCCAATCCCCATACCCGATCTTGCGGCGAGCGATGCGAGCGAGCGAGCTCGCGGCGGTGAGCTCGAGGCGCGGCACGCCACCAGGGAACGAGACAGCGAGGTCCGAGACCTGCCCGACAAAGCGAGGCGCGGCGTTCACCTCGAGCCGCACGTCTTGACCGCACCGCACGATAGGCGCCGCCCACGCGGTGAGGGTGAGTTGCATGGTGCTCGAGGTGGGGGAATCGTCCGGCTCGCGGCGACCGTGCCGGATGGTGATATCCGCGAGCACCTCGGCGAGCGGCACCACCACGTCCCCGATGATGAGCTCACAGGTGGTCGCTCGCGGCTCGAGCTCGAGCATGGCGCTCATGCCGAGCGTCCTTGCCGCCGCTCGTGAGCGTCTAGCAGGCGGCGTATCTGGCGAGCCGTCCCCTCGGGGTCCACCGCGCCATAGATGTTGACGGTGAGACCGGCGCCGCTCGAGCTCGAGCTCGAGCTCGAGCGCGCCGGAGCTCCACCAGCCGAGCTCGCATACGCAAACCGGCTCGCGGCCGGCGGCAGCATGAACGGTGACCCCGGAACCTTGGAGAGAAACTTTGGCACGCTCGGAAACTTGATCTTGCCTATCCAGCCGATCAGGGATTGCACCGCGCCGACTACCCGCATGATGGCGCTCCAAATGGCGTCAAGCGCATTGCGGAAGGGTCCGAGTCCGTGGTCCACCGCCCACGAGAATATCGCCGCCATCGCTCGAATCTGGATGCCGAGCGGTGTGTAGGCGGCGATGGTCTTGAACCATCCCCACAGGGATTGCAAGGCGGCTTTGAACGTATCCGAGTGCCGGTAGGCGAGCACGATGCCGGCGGCGAGTAGCGCGATGGCGGTGATGACGAGACCGATAGGGTTGGCGCGGAGCACGAGATTCAGAGCGGTCTGAGCGACCGTCCACGCGAGCGTGGCGAGCCGCACCGCCGCCATGCGAACGGTAGTGAGCGTGAGCTCGGCATTCCAAAGTTTCTGTACCACCGTCCACGCGGCTTGCGCCACCTTACCCGCCACCACCAGAGCGTTATAGACTTTCATGCCGGCGTTGATAGCGAGCACCGCTCCCGAGACACCGAGCACCGCCACCAGACACACTCGCATGGCATTCGAGTATTGCGAGGTGAACTGGACCGCCGCTTGCACCACCGTCAAGAGCTTTTGCAGGACCGGGAGAAAGCCTTTGCCGATGGCTTCCTCGGTCTCGCCAATCTGTATCTTGACGTTGCGCATTTGACCCTCGTAGGTCTTTGCGCTCTCGGTGCCGGCGCCGGCGGTGAGCCGCGCCGCTTCCGCCATGATCTTCGTATTGTCTTTGGTCGCGATGGTGGCGTCGGTGATCCCCGGCACGAGTTTTTGCAGACTCTTGTATTTGCCATGATCGGCGAGCGCCATAGCGTCCGTCGCTTCTTTGAGCGAGACACCGGCTTGTGCCGAGATATCGACAGCGGTGGCGAGTTGCTTTTGTCCCTTGGTGACCGAGCCGGTGGCGCCGGCGAGCTTTTCGAGCGCCGGCCGGAGGTCATCATCAGCGGTAGCGGTCTGGACAGAGAGCGAGGATATGAAATCCTCGCTCGCTTTTACCTGTTGCTCGGTGGCGCCGGTGGTGCGCTTGAGCACTTGAGCGAGGTGGATTTGAGCGTCGGCGTCGGCGGCACCAGCCTCGGTGAAGCTGATGATGGCGGCGCCGGCGGCAGCGAACGCCACCGCCGCCGGCACCGCCGCCTTTTTGAGCGCGCTCGAGGCTTTCTGGCCGGTGCTCGCTTGCTCGCCGAGCGCTTTGTTCACCTGTGTGATGCCACGCACCGCGCCGGCGGTCTCGGCGCCGATCTTGATAACGACATTCGAGATACCAGCCACGCTAGAGGACCCTCGCGTCCGAGAGAATCTGGATCACGGCGGCGCGGTAGGTCTCGAGCGCTCCCCGCGTGGCGTACTCGCGGACGGTGGGAGCGATCCAGTACGAGCCGCCGCTCGGCGCGGCAAAGTTGCGTCCGCCACCCTCCGAGCCCCACACCAGCCGGCCGGCCGGTGTCTTGCGGCGCCCCACGCGCCGCGAGCCACCAAGCTGGACAGCGGGGAGCCGGTCAGAGCGCACGCGCACCGTTTGAGCGACAATCGCCGCTTGCGGGGTTTGTGCTCGAGCTCCGGCGGCACGCAAGAGCGGCACCAGACCGCTCGAGGCGGCACCAGCCGCCTCGCGGAGCCGGCGGTTCGTGTTCACTCGGAGCTCTTTGTCCACGCTCTTGAGAGCCGCCATCAGCGGCAGCAAATCGGAGGTGTCGATAGTGGGAGAAACGCCGGTCACGAGGGATGCAAGAGCTCGAGCAAGGTGGCGAGCTCGCAGGGGTCTAGGCGGTAGAGCTCTCGGGTGGGTCGGCCGGTAGCGAGCGAGAGCGAGACAAAGGCTCGAGCGAGGCTACCGGCGGGATAGGAGGGGCATCCTCGAGCTCGAAACCGCTTACCTCGGCGATGGTCTCGAGCCACACCTCGAAACCTGGTCTCGGCACGAGCTTGCGGGTAGCGCACGCCCACGCGAGAAACCACGTCATCGTGAGCGCCGGCGCGTGCGCAGGGTCAGCGCCTACGGTGGGGAGCCCCTTGCCGAGCGCGTAGGCTTCCCACGCGACCCACTCGCGCGGTCCGCCGGTGAACGGCTCGGAGCGTCCATCCTGATAGACGACGGTGCCGGAAAGCTGGATCACGCGGCGCGTCCCTTGCTCGAGCTCGAGCTCGAGGCGGCGAGCCCGCCGGCGGTGGGATCGGTGCGCACGATCGGTCCCACGATAGGGAAGCTGAAATCGGTGGTGATCTGGACGGCGGCGTCCCCACCGATGGCGACCGGCCGAATCTGCACGGTGCCGGAGTAGGCGAGACCGGCGGCGGCGGTCGCCGGCACGAACGAGAATGCCACCTCGTCCAGAGCGTTGTCCATGCAGTAGTGGACGAAAGCCTCGGGTCCGGCGGTGAAATCCTGAATGACCGTCCCCTCGAGCGCCCACTTGATCGTAGCGAGCGGCGACGGCTCCGGCGTTGCCAAGGTGGGAGTGCCATCCTCCTCGGAAACGTCCGGTGTGAGCACGGCGTTTGCCACCTGAAACGAGTAGTCCACGGTGGCAAGCGAGAGCGTGCCGGGACCGAGCCGAGAGTCTGTGAGCGGCATGAGTCATCCCTCCGAGATGGTGACGGTTACCTCGAGCAAGACAGCGGGGAGCGCGTCCCTGTTGACTCCACCTTGCCACTCGGTCGGCACGTAGCTATCAGCGTCTAGCAGACCGGCGAGCTCGTCCGCGAGCGTGTAGAGCGCGTCCACCGCCGCGAGCGAGTTGAGCGGCGATGACGAGACCACGCGCACCGGCACGGTGTAGGTACGGATGGCGAGACCACGAGCGGCGAGATAGGGGAGTCCCACCAGCACGCCGAGCCCCTGTGGATGGAAAGCGCCGGCGTCCCTGGTGGCAGCGATGCCGGCGAGCTCGAGGCGGTCCACCACCGCGCCGATAGCGCGGAGCGCCGGCGATGCGGTGGTGGTGCTCATGCGCTCACCGGCCGTTTCACGCCGGTCAAGCGCCAGATATCCGCCCGGTTGGACGCGAGCGAGAGGTCATACATGGCATCACCGGCGCCATCCCCGTACCCGCTGAAACCGCTCGGTCCCGAGCGTATCTGGTAGGCGTGCGCGCACCAGAGCACCGCGCCGAGCTTGAGCGAGCTCGGCACCACCGGCGCGGCGATAGGCGCCGCCGGTGGGCCGAACACGTCCGAGCGAATCCCCTCGAGGTACGAGCGAATGCCATCGGTGACGGTGGCGAGGTTTGGGTCCTCGGGGTCCACCGTATCGCCGAGGTAGGCGGCTACATCACTCGGTGCGAGCCATTCGGTCACGAGCTCGTCAGAGCCTAGCGCCCGGACCGGCCAGAGCTCGAGCCCGAGCTCGAGCTCGAGGCGGCGAGCGCGGTCAGCGGTGTGACGGCGGCGAAGCGCAGGAGCTCGGCGGGGTAGTCGGTGTCGAAGAGCCCCTCACCGACCGCCGCGAGCTCGATGTTCAGCGCTCCGATGGCGTTCGCGGTGAGCTTGACCGGATCGCTCACCCGCACGTCCACCGCTCGCCGCGTGGCGAGGATGGTCTCGCCGGCCGGTAGCACGCCCGAGCACACCGTAGGGATGCCGGCGAACGAGAACGAGAGCGAATCGCTCGCGCTCGCGGCGCCGGCGGCGACCGCCACCTGAGCACCGCTCGCGTCGGCGAACTCACCCCACACGTCCGGCGCCATGATGATGACGTCGGGACCGTTGACGTTGCCTGTGGCAACGTAGAACTCAGCGATGGCGGCGCCGAGCTTGACCGCCACGCCCGGCGCGGCGGCGCCGAGCTCCCCGTAGATTTTGGCTTCCACGATGGCGTAGAAGGACTGGACCGCCTGAGCGTAGGTCTCGTCGATGACGTTGGGATCGGAGCGCTGAGCGACCACGTAGCTGATAGCGCCCGCCCAATCCGCTCGCGCGACCACGGCGGACTGAGAGCCGATGACCACCTTTGTCGAGTGAGCGTCATCGTCCACGGTCGCCGCCCACGCCATCACCGGCGGCGTGGTCCAGACCGGCTTGTTCACCTGGAGCCCCACGCCCGGCAGCGGCTTCGACTGGAATGCCTGCCAGAGCGGGCGGCGGACGAGCTTGGCGCCGAGGATGGTGCGCTCGTAGGTCGGCGGCAGCACGCCCGAGAGGTCCGTACTGACCGACTCGGCGAGAGCCGCCTGAACGAAGCGCTGCTGAGCGGCGGCGTCCCCCTGCTGAGCGGCGGTCAGGAGCTTGACGTAGGCGCCGCACGAGAGCGACGGACGCGCCGCCTCGGTCACGATCACCGAGCGTGCCGGCACGAGCTCCACCGCCGCCGGCGGCGGCGAGCTCGAGGCGGCGAGCGCCGGCGCCGGCGGCGGCGAGCTCGAGGCGGCGAGCGCCGGCGCCGGCGGCGAGCCGGTGACAACGGCCGGCACGGTGACGGCCGGCGTGGACTCGGGCGGCATGGTTCCCCCTATCGGTGGTGCGGTGGCTTGCACGCTGGTGACGGTGGCGGTGGGGTAGGCGGCGAGCGGCACGAGCGACACCTCGTGGAGCTCCGCCTCGGCAACCTCGATCACGTCACCGTCCAACGTGAATACGAGCGGCGCGGCGCCGACCGAGAGACCGGCTCGAGAGCCGGAGCGAGCCTGCACGAGCGCGTGGTCACCGTCCGGCGTTGCGTCGATGGCGAGCTCCACCTCGGCGCCGCTCTCGCTCTCGGTAAGGCTCGCCACGACACCGACCGGCCGGCTCATATCGTGCGAGAGCAAGACCGGCACGCGCTCGCGGGCGGCACGAAGGCTCCCCGGACGGAAGCGGTAGGCGACACCATCACCGGCGGTCACCGCCGCTTCACCGTAGGGAACGGCTTGACCCCGGATGGTGCGGCGCCGCGAGCCGTCACCGCCGCCGGAGTCACCGGCATCGTCGGCGGCGGTGACCGGCGCGGCGAGCTCGAATCGCAGGATGGCGCCGGCGGTGGGGAGCTCGGGCGGCATGGCTAGACCCTCCCTGGTGTGAGGTCCGAGGGGACAGCGGCAGGAATGCCGAGATACCCGCGAGCCTCGGGAACGGTGATGATGCCGCCCGCCTCGAGCGAGGTGGCATAGTCGGCGGCGGCTTGTGGATCGGCGCGGAGCCATTGCGAGGTGCTAAACGCCACACTCTGACCACGCGGCGTCACCTGGTCACTCGAGAGCACCGCCTCGATGCAGCGCAGGAAGGGAGCGACGGCTTGTGTGAGCAAGAGCGCTTGCGTGGCGCCGAGGTTGGCGTAGAGCATGGCGTTGCCGCCGCCGGTCGGCGAGGCGGCGACCATCGCCACCGGCACGCCGAGCAAGCGTGCTTGATCGGTGGCAGCGATGGCGCGTGCTTCGACTAGCTGGAGGTCCGCCGGATTGAGCGCCTCGCGTGAGTATTTGAGTCCCTGTAGGAATGCAACGGTGTGCTCTCGGCGAGCCGCTTGGAAAGCGGCGACCATCGTTGCCGCTTCATCCTGAGAGAGCTCGTGCCCCTCGTTCGTGAGCGTGCCGGCGGGGAGCTCCACGTCAGCGTGGCGGCGAGCGGCGAGCTCGAGCGCGTAACCGGCGGCGAGCGTGCGAGCACCGAACGCGAGCACTCCCTCGTGCCCGGCGTCAAAGGTGATGAGCGCGGTCGGCTCGAGCTCGGAACCACCGATGGTGTAGGACTCGAGGCGCGTGTAGGCGGCGAGGTCGCTCGAGAGGTTGGCAGACCACGAGGTTGGCGGGATGCGGCGAGCTCGCACCGGGAGCCCACTCGGGTTGCGGTCGGTGGCTTGCCCGTCATAGGCGAGCACCAGCCACGCCGAGCGACCGTAGAAGAGCAAATCGTCCACGGTCTCGGCGATGGTGACCGGCCAAACCGAGTCGGGGTCCGGTTGCGTCAAGAGCGAGCCCGGCTCGAGTTGCTCGCCGCCTCGGTAGCGGTGAACGTCAAGCTGAGAGACCGTGCCACAGATCAGGTTTCGGCCGGCGGCGACGGTGGGAAGGCTCATGGCGAGCTCGCGCGAGACCGGCAGCGAGAGCCACCATCCCGGCGCCTCGAGCTCGAGCAACCCCGTGCGCACCGAGCGCACCGCCGCAAGTTGCGAGCTCACCGGCGGCTTGCTACCGAGCTCCGCCTCGAGCCGGCGCCGCGAGCCACGAAAGAGCGTGCGAGCCACCGGCAGAGCGTAACGCCGATTCAACGCTACGCATTATGCAGGGGTTTTGCGTGCTCGAGCTCGAGCCGCCGGCCGGCACAAGGGCCAGTTTCCCGCTACCGGCCGGCGAGCTCTCCCCCACCCTATCCCCCACACCGATTTAGGTGCAAGCTACGCTTGCCGATGAATCGACCATGAATGCACACACCGAACGGATGAAGAGCCAAGCGGCGAAGCTGTCTACCACCGAGCTCCACGAGCTCTATCAGCGCTTGCCGACCTACGCACGCCCGAACGAGCACAAGCTAACGCTCCGCCAGAGGATCGTAAGCGCCGAGCTCGCTCGGCGCGGCGAGCGCACACCGGACCCGCGCGAGCTCGAGCTCGTGCGGCTCGAGCGCTTGCTCGCCGCCAACCTCGCAAAGCGGTGGGACCCCGAGACTCCGCCTCGCTCGCGGTTCGCCTATGCCGCCCACGCGACCAAGTTGGATATGCGGATTCGGCAGTTGCGGCGAGCGATGGAGCGTGGCGAGTGAGCCCGCGAGCTCGGCGAGCGAAGCGGCGGCGCGTGCCGCGTGAGAGCGCCGAGGTGGTCGCCGCCGCGTGCCGGATCGTGCGGGCGGTGGGGCGGCGGCTCGAGCACGAGGACCTAGACGGGTTCCGCCTGCTAGCCGAGCTCGAGCTCGAGCTCGAGGCGGCGAGAGCTCGCCTCGTGCACGGCTTGCGGGCGGTGGGGTATTCGGATGGTCAGATTGGCGCCGAGCTCGGTATCACGCGGCAGGCGGTGCAACAGAAATGGCCGAGGGTCGCCGCCTAGCCGAGCTCGGCGGCGAGCTCGAGCTCGCCGAGCTCGGTGATGCGCCACGCGAGCACGTCACCGGCACGCGGCACGCGCTCGGCATAGCCTTTGCGCTCGAGCGCGGCGAGTAGGCTCCGAGCGCTCGCCGGCGAGACCCAAACGCCGAGGTGGACAGCGAGCCCGGCGGTGGTGCGGGGAGCGCCGGCGAGCACGATTAGCGCTTGACGTTGGCGCGGCGTGAGCGGGCGGGCGGAGCGTGGCATCAGCGGTCGCCGAGCTCGTGGAGTAAGCGCTCGAGCTCGGCGGTCGCTTTGCGCACACCGAGCAACGCCCACGCTGCCAGGAACAAGGCGGCGACCGCCACCAGGCTAACGAGCGTGGCGGCGAGCTCGAGCAAGAGACTCGCGGCGAGCGGCACCAGGTAAGCATGGCGCCGCTCGAGCTCTACGCATCATGCAGGGGTTTCCTAGCCGCTCACCACTACCGGGCGGTGCCCCTGGTCGGGGCGGAGCTCGTAACCGACCGCCCACACCATCGCTCGCGCCAGATAGATCGGTCCCGAGCTCGCGCGGCTCGAGAGCGTGGCGCCACGATCCGGCACGGTATAGGCGACCGCCGCGAGCACTTGCTCGGTGAGCACCGCTTGCGCGGTGTGCGCCACCGCTCCGGCTCGCACCGCCGCGAGCGTGGCAGCGTAGGCGCCGAACGTATCCGCCGGCGTGATCTTGACGGTATCGCCGGCGCCAGGAATCCTCGGCACATGGTGGCGGAATCCCTCGGGGTAGAGAATGCGCACGCCTCGGTGCTCGCCGGCGATGCGCTCGAGCTCGTGCCAGAGCTCGCGGCGGCTCGCACAGATACCAGCCCGCACCACCACCACGCCATCGCTCCGGTCTAGCGTGGCGTGGAGCCAACCGAACGGCTCACCGGACTGGTGGGTCTCGATGGCGAGCGAGCCGATGCCGCCCGGCATCGCTCGCTCGTCAGAGCGGCAGCGTCCCCACGCAAGGTCAGAGACCCACGCATTCACGCTCCCCACGACCCACTGATTCAGGTATTGAATCCTGAAATCTTGCTCGCTGGTGGAGCGGTAGAGCCGCTCGAGCCGCTCGAGGCGCCGCTCGTTCCAATGGCTCGAGGCGGCACGCCAGGCGTCCCTATCGTCCACGGCGGCATCCGGCGCGGCACTCCACTCGATTAGCAAGAGGTCCGCCGCCTCGGGGTCCGCGAGTTGGGATATCGCTAGGGAGCGGTGCTCGGCAAAGAGCTCGGAGCCACCATCACCAGCCGTCGATATCAACCAGAGTTGCGGGGAGAGCCGCTCGAGTTGGGATGGCGCGAGCGATCCCTCCACGATGGCACGCTCCACGCTCCACGCTTCATCGACCACGATCAAACCGCACGAGTGCCCGACACCAGCGTTTTTGTTTGCCGCCTGCACGAGCCACGTGCCGGCCGGCTCGCCATAGTCAAGCGCCGGCCATTCGATACGCTCGGCGCCCACCTGGTAGCGCGGCACCGCCGCCCACTCGTGGCAGCGGCGAGCAACATGCCGCCACGGGAGTAGCGCGGTCTCTTTCAGGTTTGCCACCGTCAAGACCTTTTGTGGCTCGCCAAAGAGCTCGGCGGAGTCACCACGCCAGCCACAGAGCCCACGCTCGAGGATGGTTTTGCCCGTTTGCCGCGAGACCGTTAGGAGCACTTGCTCCCACCGGAGCGAGCCGTCCGCGCGGTGCTCGAGCGCTCGCTCGAGCACGAAGCGTTGCCACGGTCGGAGCCTATCGCCGAGGTGGACAGCGATCCATACCTCGGCGAGCTCGCCATAGGAGCCGGTTACGTCACTCGGACGCGGCGTCAGGATGCGAGGCGCCGGACACTCGCCGGCATCATCCGAGCTCGCCGCTCGCCGGCGAGCCATCGGAGCGTTCGTGCTCGCTTTCCCGCGTATCTTGGCGGTTTCCGGGGAAACAAGACGGTGAC